CCATATTGCACGCCACTTAAGAACCGGTAATTCCACATATCGCGGGAACCATTCAGATTTAACAAGATCACCGCCCAATTTTTTAGGAGCTTGCTGATATTGGCTTGCAAATGTATATCGCGATACCGTAGCGCCGTCTTTATCCTGTCCACCTTGTTCGAGTTGCAATAGCGATTGCAATGATTCTTTTAATGGCCAATAGCTTTGACGGCCTTTCGCATCACGTTCAACATCGCGTGGTACTTTCAGTTGAATTTTTTCTGGCAACTTATTGATGTATTCATCATCAATAAGCGCTGGAATACTGATCTGCTCCCACTCACCAGGCACATTACCAGTCATTACAAAGTTAGTCGGATCTTCAACGTGCAAACGCTGCATGATCAGAATAATTGGTGTATCAGATTTAGCTTTACGCGAGTTGACCGTGTTTAAAATCTTACGGTTAGCTTTGCGTCTAGCGGTCTGACTAAATGCATCCTCAGGCTTTAAGGGGTCATCAAGAATAATTGCGCCGGTAAACCCCTCATCCGCCAATGTACCTGCACGGCGACCTGTGACCTGACCACCCATCGATGCAGAATAAACATGACCAGCGTCATAGCCATCGACTGTGGTTTTCCAGCTTGATTTAGCATCAGTACTGGTCGATATCTTTACAGGCCATAAATTCTGAAAGTCTTCTGACTTAACAATGTTCCTTGCTGTTGCCGATACATCCTCTACAAGGGATTGTGAGAATGACAAATACAGAAAGCGTGAACGAGCATTACGTGCTATACCACGGGCAATAAGGTTTGTAAGCAACTCAGTCTTACCGCTACCAGGCGGAACGTTAATTACTAAGTTTTTAACCTTCCCCGCAATAACTTCGTCAATCTTATCGGCAATATATTCATGATGCCAATTGACTGAAAATTTAAAGCCCATACGAGGCAAGAAAAATGCTCGGGTAAAAAATAAATGTTCTTTCTCGCACTTAATCCGTTTGGCCTTGGTTTTAACAGGGTCAATATTCGTTCTCGAGTTCATCTATCGCCTGCCTTACCTGCTCATCGGTAGCAGTCACATAGGTAATATTTTCGCTTTGTAATGGACCACCGCCAGCGCCTGTAATTTCAGTCTTATTCGTGTACTTGCCGCCCATGTCCTCTGCAGCTTGCTTAAGAATGCTTAGAGCTGCTACACGGTTTCTACTGTGCTTTTGATATTGGCTTTCATAACGCTGTAAACGTACAGCTAAATTTGCAATGGGGATTGCCTCAGGCTTCCCCAAAAACATTTCGCGAGTCTTTTCAAAATCAACTCTTAACTCTTCGCTTAGGTTCTCACCTGCCCGTTTAGTTGGGTCGTATTTCTCACACTGCTGTTTAGTTACTTTTACCCCGTATTCTTGGTTGACGAGTTCAGCAGTTTCTGTGGGTGTATTAAATACGGCAAGTGAGCGAACTATAAAGAGTTTTACCTCTTTTTTTAGAGCCGCCATATCCTCAATCCTGTCAACCTACGTCAACCTAAATAGCCAAAAAAAAGAGCCCTAAGGCTCATCATGTGATAACGCAGTTTCCACAGCATTTTGAAATATCTAAATCAGAAACAAACGGCGGGTTTTTAGCGACCTCAATAAGTCGCTTAACGTTTTCATTTGCGCCCCAGCGCTTAACAACACCGATAAACTCTTCCACATCGTGACCAGCTAAATAATGTTTTGGTAAGCCCGTATGATCACTATAAATAATCTCACCGTCTTCATCACGCTCAACGCCAATGTGGTAAAGCTCATGCTCAAGCAAAGCACAGAACTCGCTATCATTAGCTTTATCACAAAAGGTAGCGTCGATAGTGATTAAGTAAGTCGGCACAAATCCGAACCAATCCCGCATCTGCTGCTCTTGGCGAGCTTTCTTCCAGCCGCCTTGTTGAAACATAACCTTTTCACATTGGCCTAACACCATACGCTTAGCTCGCGTATAAGCAGAAGAAGCCCATGCAAATTCTAAAAATTCTTCATTATCATGAAGCAGCTCAGCGATATGGTCATGGTCCGGGTTGTGTAGAGGACCACCGAGCGTAAGAAAATTCGCAGCAACCCATTTCTTTAAATCTGGTGCCGGTATTAAACGGATTGCTTCCTCTTCTTCAGCCTGATCAATAAAGTCTGGCTGCGGGAATGGTCTGATCTGATCCATTAAATATTTGCCTCTTCAAATTTTTGAGCCACTCACTAGCGTATTCACTTCTTAACTGTACTGGTCCAGTATCATCGATCCTGCATCTAGAAGCTGTCTCTATACGAATTACTGTATAGCCCATCTCCTCAGCTACGTCGTAACGATCAAGACTCCAAGCTTTATTCTTAAGCTTACCCTTTCGGCCACCAGACCAAGGGCCTCCAGCAATTTCAACTAAAATACGATGCTCAATTAAATGAAAATCAAATCGCCAGTGTTTTGTTGATTTAATTTGAAACTTCTTTTCGTATTTAATTTCCAGAACATCTAAAGCTTGAGTAAAGTCTTCCTCTGCTTCTAGATATTTTTGAGTAGCCTTAGGCAAGGGTCTACTTTTAGGTTTAGTTTTGGGTTCTTTTTTTCTTGTAAGCCAAAAGTAATCTTTATCTTCCATATTTCACCCATAAAAAAACCACCCGAAGGTGGCCTTTTCGCCTGTTGCACTAGGCTTTTTTTATGATAAATATCAATGGCATCTTAACGACAACATCAAAATTTGCAACAGTATCAAGATCTATGAGACTAAAAATATAATATATTATATCCATTATTCTTTTTCCTTTATAGTTATTTAGATTGTTCTTTGAATGTACCAACTTAGTGGCTTGTGAGCGTGCTTGCCCGCTCAAAATGACCTAACACATTGTGTTTGGTATTCAGAAGAAAATTTCAATAATTTTAGGAAAAAAGATCTGCTAGAAATATTACTTAAAAAAAAATAAAAATCAATATAATAGAAAAAATACTTATTAATAAGCCAACCTTCAAGTAACATGATTTTTAGGGTAGATACTTTTTCAATGTAAACTCTTTCCTAGATCTCATTGGCCGTACTTGAACATGAAAGCCGACTTCATTTTTCATAAATTCAATCCAATAAAAAACCACCCGAAGGTGGCTAAATAATTACGCAGGACAGTAACTTCTCCATTCCTTTTCTAAAACTTCCCTTTCTTGTGTGTTGAGAGTTCTTAAAGGATAAATGTGGAAAATACAATCATGATATTCAATTATGATGGGATCAATAACGTGTCTTGATTTATTAATTGCAAAATATGAAATTTCATCAAAATCAAAAGTTACTATGGTCAAATCATCAAAGACTTTTGCTTCAAAGTATTTAATTAGCTTAGTAGACATAAATAAAATCCAAATATTTAAATTAAGTGGATGATAACAAAACAGTTCTATTTCAGCTAATTGCATTCTGCGATGTGATTGATCGAATAATTAACTATTACTATTAAGTGTTCAATATGACTTTCTTAAAGTCAAAATAAAAAGCCCCGCCAATAATCAATAGTTAGCGGGGCTATATTCAGTAATAATTAAAGTCATAAACTCAGGTGAAATAATCTTCTACTCGAGCTTTCATTTTGGGATCTAAATCTTCTTGCATGAAGAAACAATCCCGATATTTTCCAGTCAATGAATGAATGAATTTCTGTTTATCTGTAACAGTATGTGCAAACATTATTTGTGCTGAAGCTGTGATTAAATTATTAGATTGTCTCATTAGTGTCATCACAAGATTCTCATCAAAACCTATTTCATCGCGCGTAAAAGAATGTTTTCCTGTATGAACAAACGAGTTTAGTTGATTGAGATGATACTTTTTAAATTCAACCAACATATTGATTATAGGTTTTGCGGGTAAATCAAGTTTCTGTAGCATATCCAACATTTCACTTAACGTAGGAAATGTATCTTTGACAAACTGCTCTTCAAAAGTATAGCCAAAACTTAACTTAGATATTTGATGATTAGTTGCACAAAACATTAGCCAATAAGCTCTTAAGACTGACTCGAACTGAGATCGAAATAAAACCATTGCTTGAATTGGCATATCTAATGTCAATAAAGTATTCACTCCAATTCCATGCTTAAATGAAATATAAATACATTGCTCAACCAAATCTAATCGTGGACCGCAATCAATCACTGTGCTTTTTATGATCTCTTCTTTAAGTTCCAAGATCATTTTTAATGATTTTTCTAAAAGTATCCCCCGTTCCATAAATTTACTTATCTAAAATATTATAATTGAATCAGATTATAAGTTAAAAATCATGCCGAAGGTATTAGACGAATAGGAAATGAAAGCCAATTTCACTTTTCATAAATTCAATCCAATAAAAAACCACCCGAAGGTGGCGTTTCTACCATGGCATATTTTCATACAACATGTTCGTACACTGAAGAAGCTTAACCAAAAAAAATATGGTTTTAGTTAGATAATACGTATTTCGAATAGAAAACTTTAATTTGATGTTTTTACACATCCTTCTGACTCCTCTGCTTGATTAAACACGGGAGTCACGATGCTTAAGTAACTTACGATACTAGAACATCAGCAACTTGTGATTAAACACAGGAGCCTCTAACTATTTAAATATATAGTATTTTTTATATAAAATAAAGAAAGATTGTTAAAGTTTTTTATTAATTTAATACTCAAACTCTTCTATTTCATTTTCTTGAAAATATCCAAGATCATTAAAACTCAAAATGTAAGATATTTTATCACCTGTTTTCAACTGAACCTGCTCTTTAAAGCTGTTCAAAGCTTTTATTCCAAATTTTTC